TACTTAATTATGTAGTGCGCTAAGTCTAAGTCAGGTACGGGTGTCCAAGTTAAGTATAGGTTAGGGCCTACAAGGTTTCCGGTAAAGTTAGTTACATCTGCTGGCGGTGCGCCTAAAGGTTCTATAAGCTGGTTAGATAGTGTGGTATAGTCACCGTGAACACCTAAAGAGTTAATCGCCCTTACTCTAATGTCATAGCGCCCGTCCACGATAGGCATAACTTCAATCCTGTTTGTGCCGATAAACGACCCTAGTCTACCGACTCCTATGAAGTTAGTGTCACCTACTTTCCGATACTCTACCTCGGTTACGTCCATAATGTTACTTGTGTTTGTAACGTCTATAGTCATAACGCCAGTAGTCTTACCTTTAACCCTTCTTAAGTCTGCTCCAACAACCATACTAAGGGTAGGTACTTCAAAGGCTGACAACAAAGTAGTGTTATCTCTTTCGTAGACTATACCATCGTCAACCTCATCAAAGACACTGGCAGATATTTCCTTAAGAACCATATCTACTTGTAAGTCGTATTGATCTACAGAACCAAAGCTCCAAGACATGACTTCAAACTCTTTGCTACTCCAACCAAGTCTAGTGTTAGTCAGAGTTATGTTATCTCCCGTTTGTACTTGAAGAGCCCTAAGACCGAAAGAAGCCTCAACAGTAAGCTGTTGTCTGTTTCTCTCTAGTACTATCCTAGCTATTCTTCTAGCCTCTATAGAGTTGTCAGTAAAAGAGAGGTCGAAGTCTATGGAAGTCTCTTGACCACCATCAGCCCCGACAAAAGCGTTTACTTTGCCAGTGCCTGTAGCTGCGCCACCAGATAAATCCGCTGTGAAGAATAAGCCGACTGTGTTAGAGGTAGCCCCAACAAGGGTAAAGTCTGTAGTTGCACCACCAGCGCCATCGTCTAATGATGTAATAGTGTATGAAGCGCCAGTAACAAGGGCAGTAGCAAGGGTTGAGTTGGTTACTGGTGGAAAGTCTGTTACTTGGTAGTTGCTCTCTTCTCCCCTAAACGTACCTCTAACAGTGTTAAAGTTGTCTCTGCGAGAGTTCCTAGTGGCTAGGTTTATACCAGACCTAAGGTCGTTCTCATCAAAGTTAACTGAAGCAGCAACAAACTTAGCGGCCTTAACCTTCCACGAACCTTGGTTATACCATAAGGTAGCTCCCATAGAAGTTATGGCATCTTGTAGGAAGTCTACAGGTGTAGCAGCAGTAGTAAAGGCTCCGTTCATTGTATAACGTGCGGTACCCGCATCTGTTCCAGTCTCATCACACACGGTAGCTGCAGTGGAAAATAACGTGTCATCTATGTTAGCGGATAGCTCACCTAAGCCGTACCCAGTAGATGTTAGATAGTCCCTTATGCAGAGTGCAGGGTTGTCAGACCAAGCAGGGGCGGCGGATGAGTTATTAGGGTCATACACCTTCTTACCCTTGATCACAGCAGTGATCTCAGGGACGCCATTGGGGAAAGCATCTGCATCGTATGTAAACTTACAGTATAGATAAGCAATGCCACGAAGCCTGTGATTATTTGTCCAACCAGATACGTTAGAAACAAGAGTACTGTCGGCAACTTGGTCGGCTGCACCTAAGTGTTTCTTGATATTGATCTTACCGCTATAACGACTGGGTGATGTGACATTGCCATTACTTGCAACGGTTGCTAGATCATCGTTAATATATATCTGATCAAAGGACTCTATCTCATGCCCAGTGAAAGCTAATACCCTGTGCAGTTGTTTGTTGTCTGAACCCGTAGTACCGTCAAACACTCGTACTGCGCCTGTCCTCATCTTGCCGTATACTATTTGATGATCTAGCGCAGAGCCTGTCTGAGTTATATTATAACCCCTGTTCTGCTTGTTGCCACCGCCAAAGGAAGGCATCTGTGGCCTTGGCATCAATGATCTTAGTACGACAGAGGTTACAACTGCTATGGCTACGTAGGTAGCTACAGTACCAGCGACTATAAGGGCCGTTCCGCCTATTGTAGCACCAGCGGCATAAGCAGCAGCAGCAACAGCCATTAGCAGTTACCTCCGAGGTACTTAGTATAAACCCTCTCTGTAAGATTAAACCCCAACCTCTCAAGGATAGGATCAAAAGGGTTCTTTACTTTGGTGTTAATTATCATCACTGATGCCCCATCTTTCCTTAAGTATTTCTCTGCAAACTTCATCAGCCTTATCCCTGTCATACCCTTTCGGTATTTTGGGTTGAGGTAGATGATGTCATTAGAGGCGAACAAGTGGTCTTTGTAGTGGATACTCTTTGTTAAGATTACGACAAAATACCCTATCAGTTTGTCAGAGCATCTAGCGGTAAAGATAGTCAGCATGCCTAACTCTTCTAGCTTCTCATAGGCTTCCCAATCAGGGTTTAGTTTGATGTGGTCTTTGTTGATTGCCACTTCTTCCCAGTGACTCTCTATCAGGGGAATACACTCTTCCCTGACTTTGCAAAGGAACTCTTGCTGAAACTCTATGTCAGCCACCAGATTTACCCCAGATTATCTCTTTGTCTTGCAGGTCTTCAATAAAGTCTAGTCCCTCGTCACCAGCAAAAATTGACTTCTGATAAGCAGAAGTGTACCTAGCTATACGAGGCCGCTCCAAATCTATTAGTCTGTTCTCTACAGTTAGCTCTACAGTTGTCTGTTCTGCACTTTCTGAGATAGACATCTGGTCCATGTAACCAGAGAACATCTGTGTTAGTGCGGTGGTGTCACTTCTAATACCAAGATAGATGTTACATACCCGACCTTGGTATGGCTCTGCTAGTGCTAGGGAGAGAATGTCTCCTGTTACGCCAGTAAAGCTAAGACTAGCACCTTTTACGGAAAGGTCAGAGCCCTCTTCTATAGCAGAGATTGCCATCAGGTTTCCAGAGCCTGTCCAAGTATGACTATCGTAGTCAAGGTCTCCAATACCTGTCCACAGGCGTATCTCATTAGGACTATCAAATAGAAGCTCTACAGCAAAGAACGGGTGGATGGTTGGATCGTCTAGGGCATTCGACACTACTGTTGGGAGAGTCCTGCTCATTATACAATTACCTCAATAGCCTCAAAGCCGATACCGTAGGTACTAGAGGTACCTATCTGCCACTCCTGTACATTGCTTGCCAGCCTAAAGATTCCCTTAGTATTGCTTACAGTCACAGCAACCCCAACGTAAGTATCCCTGAGACTAGGCCAAACTTCTACTGTTCCTGCAACAGATACATCTGCTAAGACCTTGTGTAGTTTAGATGTGGCTGCTGTACCCAGTTGTATGTAGTCACCAGCTTTAAGGGTTGTTCCGTCAGATATTGCAAGGGTAATAGTATCAGCCCCCTTAGTCCCTGTAGCTGAAAGTGAGGCGTTAACTGCTGTGCCTCTGGGCTCTGTACAGTTAGGGTCACCTAAGAGGAAGGTATGAACTCCCCCTTGTAGCGACAACAAGAAGGCCACCCAAGGCTCACCTAAGTCTCTACGCACAGGTGGTATGGTCACAGACGCTTTCCATGCTTGGCCTACGTGCTGTACTACCTGTTGCTTATAGGTAAAGGGTGACTGAGATGTGCCAACAGCGTTCATAGCAGTTAGTGTTATCTGTTCAAAGCCTATGCTAGTTGGTGCAGTCTTTAGTGTCATAAGATTTCCTTACCCAAATGCCTGTCTCATCTGACCACCCCTACGGCGATCATTGAGGATATTTTGCTTAGTCATGTTAGCAATAGCTGGGGCTTGTTCTGCTATGATCTTCTTGACACTCTCGTCACCATTAGCAGAGAAGTTAAAGCTCTGGTGAATAACAACGTTACTAGAGCTACCCCCGTCTGCCTGCACACCTAGCTTACCGTCCTTACCACGCTTGAGTGGCATGATAGCTTCTGGGCCTGCTTCACCCATCAGTCCTGTACGACCACCCGACATAGGGAAGGTAGTTGGTCCGCCCACAACACCACCGTTAGCGTAGGGCACCACTTGTCCGTTGTTTAAGACGCCCCCGTTAGCAGCTTCGTAGGACATTAACCCCTTACCTATGTTACCCATAAGGCTATCAGGAGCCGCTACGGAACCCATAAATCCGCCCATAGCCCTGATCATAGTCTGTATAATTAAGACTTTAAACAGGTGCTTAACAATATCTGCTGCCATAGCTTTAAAGGCTTCTGCTACAGACTTAGTTCCGTCTACAATAGACATAAAGTTATCTGCAAAGGTTGAAGAGATTGTT